CACGGCCAGCATCCGCGAGTTCGGTTTTCTGGTACCGCTGGTGATCGACCGGAACCATGAGATCGTGGCCGGCCACACCCGGTACAAAGCGGCGCAATCCCTGGGCATCAAGGAAGTCCCCTGCGTCATCGCCGACGAGCTGACCGAGGATCAGATCAAAGCATTTCGACTGGCCGATAACAAAGTTGGCGAGATGGCGCAATGGGACATGGACCTGCTGCCGCTGGAATTGCAGGGGATCATGCTGCCCATGACCGACTTCGGCTTCCAGGCGATCTCCGACGAGGACTTCTCCGACAATTTTACCCTGGACGCCGGTGAGAAGAAGCCCTTCCAGCAGATCAGCATCACCGTCCACGACGAGCAAGCCAGCCTCATGCTGGCGGCAATCAAGTATGTGTACGACCAGCAGGCCGTGTCGGAAACCTTCGGCAACGAGAATCACAACGGAAACGGACTCTATGAGGTGGTGAGAGAGTGGGCCGCGCTAAAGAAATTGTGATGAAGGTGCTGCCTTCGGGTGTCGCAAACGCGTTCATCCGGACGCACCACTATTCCGGCAAGGTCGTAAACAATTCCAAGCTCCACTTCGGCATTTTCCTCGACGGTCAACTCCATGGCGTCATGAGCTACGGCCCGTCGCTGGACAAGAGCAAGATCATCGGGCTGGTGGAGGGTACCGGATGGAATGATTTCCTGGAATTGAACCGCATGGCTCTCGATGCTGTGCTGCCCAGGAATTCCGAAAGCCGCGCCATTTCCATGAGCATCCGCCTCCTGAAAAAGCACGCGCCGCAGGTGAAATGGATCATCTCCTTCGCCGACGCCTGCTCCTGCGGTGACGGTGCGATCTATCGGGCCAGCAATTTCGTGCTGACCGGCATCAAGGAAAACCTGAACCTCGCGGAGCTTCCCGATGGCACCCGCATCCACAAGATGACGCTGGCATCGAACCCGACCACGCCGCGCCGCGAGCTGAATGGGCTGACGTTCTTCGACGTGACGGGCGGCACCTACAATTTCAAGAAGTATCTGGACTACGTGGGCGCGAGGCCCATCCCCGGCTTCCAGCTTCGGTACATGTACTTCATTGACCCGGCCTGCCGGGAAAAACTGACCGTGCCCATCATCCCCTTCTCCAAGATCGACGAGCTGGGAGCGGGCATGTACAAAGGCGCGAAGATCACGCAGGCGGAGCGGCATTCCATCACCACGCCGGGATGATCCCCGGCGTATTCATGCGCGGATAGGCTAACAGCAGACCGCCCACCAACCGGTGGGAAGCGACGGGGCGGCACCGTTCTCCGCGCTCCATTTTCAGTTTCAAGAACAGGAGTAACCATGAACATTCAGAAGATTCCCGCCGCGCGGCTCAATCCCGCCGCATACAACCCGCGCAAGGACCTGAAACCCGGCGACAAGGAGTACGAAAAGCTCAAGCGCTCCATCGCCGAGTTCGGGTATGTCGAGCCTGTCATCTGGAACGCCCAGACGGGCAATGTGGTCGGCGGCCATCAGCGGCTCAAGGTGCTGCTGGATCTCGGGCATACGGAAATCGACTGCGTGGTGGTCGATCTCGATCCCCAGCGCGAGAAGGCGCTGAACGTCGCCCTCAACAAAATCCAGGGCGATTGGGACGAGGGGAAATTGGCCTCCCTCATGGCCGACTTCGATGCCGAGGCGTTCGACGTATCGCTGACCGGCTTCGACGCTGACGAGGTAGACGCGCTGCTGAACAAATTCTACTCCAAGGAAGCCGTGGAGGATGATTTCGACGCCGACGAGGCAAAGAAGGACATCGAGGCATCGGGTGGCGCGGCATCGCAGGCCGGGGACCTCTGGCGGATGGGCGATCATCTGCTCCTGTGCGGCGATTCGACCGACCCGGAGAGCTACGAACGGCTCATGGGCGCCGAGCGCGCACAATGCGCGATCACCTCGCCGGCCATCGATCCCAAGGCATACGCCAGGGACGGCATCGACCCTTGGCTGGATCGCATGGGCACGGTCGTTAAACTCTTGACCCGGTTCGCGGACATCATCTGCTGGCAGACCGCCGACCTCATAAAGACCGGGAGCCAATTCATTGAGCCGACCGGTTTCCACTCCGTTCGGCTGTTCGCGGACGCGAACTACCGGCCGCTGTGGATTCGCGTCTGGAAGATGGCCGGAGGCGCGCCGGGCGCCGGTCCGCTGCAGCTCGCGTCCACGAAGCCTGCGCCGCAATTCGATACCGTGTTGGCGTTCGCTGGACAAGAGATAGAAGCCTACAACGATCAGGAGTATTCCTGGGTATCGGCCTTTGCCACCCATGCCTTCCAATTCGTGCGCCGGCTCACCCGCGACGAGCGGCGCAAATGGGGCTATGCGGGCGTGTGGGAGATTGCCGCCGTGCGGCGCGATAAGGACAGCGAGCCGCAAATCCCGGTGGAGTTGCCGTGGCGATGCCTCAAAATGCACTCCGACGTGAACGGCGTGATCCTGGACCCCTTTGCGGGCCTGGGCACGACGATCATCGCCGCCGAGCAGAGTGGCCGCGTCTGCCGCGCCATTGAAAATGATCCTCTCCGCTGCGAGTTGATCGTGCGGCGCTGGGAGCAGTTCACCGGCAAGGAAGCCGAGCGGGTTGAAAGATAATTTCAAAAAAGGGGTGAAAAGCCTTGTCTTTCGGGGGTGTCTCCAGTACAGTCCAGTCACATCAAACAAGGAGGCACCCGCCATGAGCAAAGCGCATTTCGCCTGCAAGCCCACCACCATGAAGGACATTCCGACCACCCGCAGGGACATGGACGAATACGAGATCATGGATACCATCCAACTGCCGGAGGCGGAGTGGAACGACTTTACGCGGCACCTCATGATCGACCGGAAATGGCTCGCGGATTTCAGCCGGATGGCGACCCAGGCGCGGTGGTACACGGGCGGCTCGCGGCCCTGCATTCTGGTAAAGCCGGAAAACGGGACGCAGCGGCCGCTGCTGATCGACACCCAGGGCTATGACTACCCGCGCTACATCGCGTATGCGCCGCAATAACCAACGGAAAGGGCAGCCTGCGGGCCGCCTTTTTCGTCGTTTGCAGGCTGCTTCTTTAGAAAAAGCCTTGTCTTTTCGGGGTGTCTCGCGTACAGTCCAGACACTTCAAGCAAGGGAGGCCATGGGATATGCAAGCAAAGTTTGAACTCGGGCAGTTGGTGGCGACGCGCGGCGTGGCGAACCTGATGAGTGAAAACCCGGCTTTCTCGGATTTCGCGCGCCGGTCGCTCGGGCGGTTCATCTCCGGCGATTGGGGCGAGATGTGCGAGAGCGACAAGCAGCAGAATGAGGACGCACTTAAAGACAACGACAATCGCATTTTCGCCGCCTATGAAAACATGGAGCACGCCGCCTGGAAGCTCTGGATCATCACCGAATGGGACCACAGCGCCACGACGCTGCTGTTCCCCAGCGAATACTAAGGGGGAGGCGCAAATGATGAAAGGTTTTCCTTCCCGCTCAGTGGTTGAGAGCCTCCGCCACCAGTATCCCGAAGGCACGCGGGTGGCGCTGGTCAGCATGGACGATCCGTACACGAAGCTCCGGCCCGGCGACGAGGGCACGGTCTTCGCGGTGGATGACATCGGGACCGTCCACATCCAATGGGACAATGGATCGACGCTGGGCGCGGTCTACGGCGAGGATACAATCCGCAAGCTGTAGCCTCTTGAGAACGGGCCGGGAACGGCCTGTTTTCGTCGGCGCGCGGTTGAAAATATCTTTTAGGAAATGACGGAATTCCAAGCGGCGCGAGCTGCTTTTTTCTTGCCCATTTTCGAGAAAGGAGGCTGCCTGTGAGCAATCCCTACCGCATCTCCCGCCAGGGGCATGGCGTCGCCAGCTTCGCGGGCGGCGGCGAGTTGCTGTTCGACCTTGCCGACCTGCCGCTGATCCTCAAGCATACATGGCACCTGGGGAAGCGCGGCTACCCAGCCACGCATACCCGGCGCGGAACGGTCGTGCTCCATCGCCTCTTGTTCCCGGAAGCGGACGGCATGGAGATCGATCACATCAACGGGGATAAGCTGGACAACCGCCGCGTGAATCTGCGCGCCTGCACGCACCAGCAGAACGGGTTCAATCAGAAGCGGCGTCACACCAACACCAGCGGATTCATCGGCGTCAGCTTCGCACCACGGCTCGGTTGCTATGAGGCGTACATTCACCATAACAGGACGAAGCACCACCTGGGGTTGTACGCCGACCCGGCCACCGCCGCGCGGGTACGCGATTGCGTGGCGCGGCTGCTGTTCGGCGAGTATGCCCGCCTGAATTTCCCCAGGAAGGCGGGCCGCAGGCATGGCTCGGGCTAAGCGGTTCCGGCCCACGGAATTCATGCTTCCCACCTCATGCTATGACAAGGCCCGCGCGGATCACGCCGTTTCCTTCATCCAGAGCCTCAAGCACACCAAGGGCGTGTGGGCGGGCCAGCCGTTTTTGCTGTTCGACTGGCAGGAGCAGATCATCCGCGACCTGTTTGGCGTTGTCAAGGGAAACGGATACCGGCAGTTCAATACCGCCTTCGTGGAAATCTGCAAGAAGGCAGGCAAGTCTGAATTGGCCGCTGCCGTGGCGCTGTACATGCTCTGCGCCGACGAGGAAGAAGGCGCGGAGATCTACGGGTGTGCCAACGACCGGGCGCAGGCCAGCATCGTGTTTGACGTGGCGAAGGACATGGTGCTCCAAAGCCCGGCGCTGCTCAAGCGCATCAAAATCGTGGAGAGCCAGAAGCGGTTGGTTTACACGCCCACCCGCTCGATCTATCAGGCGCTGTCTTCGGAGGTCGCCTCCAAGTACGGCTACAACGTCCACGCCTGTATTTTCGATGAGTTGCTGGGCCAGCCGAACCGGAAGCTGTTCGACGTGATGACGAAGGGTTCCGGAGCGGCGCGAAAGCAGCCGCTGAATTTCGTCATCACCACGGCCGGCTCGGATAAGAACAGCATCTGCTATGAGGTGCACGCAAAGGCCGTGGACATTCTGGAGGGCCGGAAATACGACGCCACCTTCTATCCTGTCGTGTACGGCGCGCCGACTGAGGCCGACTGGACAGACCCGAAGGTGTGGAAAAGCGTCAACCCTTCGCTGGGAAAGACGGTCGATCCCGAATTCTATCGTGCCGCCTGTGAGAGCGCCAAGCAGAACCCCGCCGAGGAAATGCTGTTCCGACAGTTCTTCCTCTGCCAGTGGACCAGCACCACCGTCCGCTGGATGCCCATGGACACATGGGACGCCTGCGCGTTCCCGGTGGACCCGGAGCGTTTGCGCGGGCGCGTCTGCTACGGTGGCCTCGACCTGTCCTCTACCACCGACATCACGGCGTTCGTGCTGGTGTTCCCTCCCGAGGATGCGGACGGCAAGTATGAAATCCTGCCGTTCTTCTGGCTGCCGGAGGACAACATCGATCTCCGCGTCCGGCGCGATCATGTCCCCTACGACATATGGGCCAAGCAGGGGCATGTGTACACCACGGAGGGGAACGTCGTGCACTACGGCTTCATTGAGGAATTCATCGAGGAATTGGGCACGAAGTACAACATCCAAGAAATTGCCTTTGACCGCTGGGGCGCTGTGCAAATGACGCAGAACCTCGAAGGGCTGGGCTTTACCGTTGTGCCGTTCGGCCAGGGCTTCAAGGACATGTCGCCGCCCACCAAGGAATTGATGAAGTTGACGCTGGAGAAGAAGCTCGCCCATGGCGGCCACCCAGTGCTCCGCTGGATGGTGGACAACGTGGCGATCCGAACCGACCCAGCCGGCAACATCAAGGCCGACAAAGAGAAATCCACGGAGAAGATCGACGGCGCCGTGGCGACCATCATGGCGCTGGACCGGGCGATCCGGCACGGCGGCAATGGTGGCTCCGTGTATGACGAGAGGGGGTTATTATTCGTATGAGCGCCTTGGGAAAGCTGTTCCGGGCGCGGGACAAGCCTGGCGGGCGATCCTCGCCGCGCAATGCGCTGAATGGCAATGCCTATTCTTTTTTCTTCGGCGGGACCACTTCGGGGAAGGCGGTCAACGAGCGTTCTGCCATGCAAATGACCGCCGTCTATGCCTGCGTGCGTATCCTGTCCGAGGCGGTCGCCTCGCTCCCGTTGCATTTGTATCATTACAATGACACGGGCGGAAAGGAAAAGGCGCTCGCGCATCCGCTGTATGCGTTGCTGCACGACGAGTCGAACCCGGAAATGTCGGCGTTTTCCTTCCGGGAAACCCTCATGTCGCATCTGCTCCTGTGGGGGAACGGCTACGCGCAGGTGATCCGAAACGGGCGTGGAGAGGTCATGGCGCTGTATCCGCTCATGCCCGACCGCATGACCGTGGACCGGGATTCCCAAGGTCACATCTTTTATGAGTACACCCGCTCGGATGGAGACGTGCGAACGATGGGCAGCAAATCCACCGTGACGCTCGCGCCTTCGGATGTGCTCCACATCCCCGGCCTGGGCTTTGACGGACTGGTGGGATACTCGCCCATCGCTATGGCGAAAAACGCCATCGGCATGGGGCTGGCCTGCGACGAGTACGGGGCGTCCTTCTACCAGAACGGCGCGCAGCCGGGCGGCGTATTGGAGCATCCGGGTGTCGTGAAAGACCCCAAGCGCGTCCGCGAATCCTGGAACGCCATCTACCAGGGCAGCGCCAACGCCCACCGCATCGCGGTATTAGAGGAGGGAATGGCTTACAAGCCCATCTCCATCTCCCCGGAGCAGGCGCAGTTCCTCCAGACGCGCAAATTTCAGATCGACGAGATCGCGCGAATCTTCCGGGTGCCGCCGCACATGGTGGGCGACCTGGACAAGAGCAGCTTCTCCAACATCGAGCAGCAGTCGCTGGAGTTTGTAAAGTACACCCTCTCCCCCTGGATCACCCGTTGGGAGCAGGCCGTCTACCGGGCGCTTTTCTCGGAAGCCGAGAAGAAGCGTTTTTTTGTGCGCTTCAACGTGGAGGGCTTGCTGCGCGGCGATTACAAGAGCCGCATGGACGGATACGCGGTCGCTCGGCAGAACGGCTGGATGAGCGCAAACGACATCCGGGAGCTTGAGAATTTCGACCGCATCCCGCCCGAGGATGGCGGCGACCTGTATCTGATCAACGGGAACATGCTCACGCTCGCGCAAGCGGGCGCGTTCGCAAAGGAGAAATCCAAATGAAGAAATTCTGGAATTGGGCGCGGGATCAGGATGATGCCCGGACCCTGTATCTGGACGGCATCATCGCAGAAGATAGCTGGTTCGCGGACGATGTGACACCCGCCGCCTTCAAGGCCGATCTTCTGGCCGGCGCCGGCCCGATCACCATCTGGATCAACAGCCCTGGCGGCGATTGCGTCGCGGCGGCGCAGATCTACAACATGCTCATGGAGTACCCCAGCGACGTGACGGTCAAGATCGACGGCATCGCCGCTTCGGCCGCCTCCGTCATCGCCATGGCCGGGACGCGCGTGCTCATGTCGCCCGTGTCCACCATGATGATCCACAACCCTCTGACGGTGGCCATTGGCGACAGCGAGGAAATGCGCAAGGCGATCCAGATGCTCGATGAGTACAAGGAGTCGATCGTCAACGCCTATGAGATCAAGACCGGCCTCTCCCGCGCGAAGCTGTCGCACCTCATGGACGCCGAAACGTGGATGAACGCGAACAAGGCGTTGGAGCTGGGCTTCTGCGACGAGATCATGTTCAAAGCTTCCGCACCGCCCGGCGAACCACCCGAAAACAGCTTTTCCTTCTCCCGCCGCGCTGTGACCAACAGCCTTCTGGACAAGGTGAAGGCCCGGATTCCCCAACCCGAACAGCCCCGTGTGAAAGCGTCAGACCTTGAAAAAAGGCTGGCGCTTTTGAAATGATAGGAGGAATTTTCATGAACCAGATTCTTGCCCTGCGCGAAAAGCGCGCCAAGGCGTGGGACGCCGCGAAGGCTTTCCTGGATTCCAAGCGCGGCGGCGACGGGATGCTCTCCGCCGAGGATGCCGCCACCTATGACAAGATGGAAGCGGACGTGGTCGCTCTCGGTCACGAGGTCGAGCGCCTGGAGCGCCAAGCCACCCTGGACCTGGAGCTTTGCCCCCCCCCCCCCAACCCCCTGACCGACAAGCCCGGCGCCACCGCCGACAAGGGTAAGTCCGGCCGCGCGACCGACGAATACAAGGCCGCCTTCTGGCAGGTCATGCGCAACAAGTCCGTTTCCCACGAGGTGTACAACGCGCTCAAGATCGGCCAGGACGATCACGGCGGCTTCCTCGCGCCGGACGAATTCCAGCGCACCCTGATCGAAGCGCTCCAGGAACAGAACATCTTCCGGCAACTCGCCAAGGTGATCACCACGTCCTCCGGCGACCGGAAGATCCCCGTGGTCGCCTCGAAGGGCACGGCCTCCTGGATCGATGAGGAAGCGGCCTATCCCGAGAGCGACGATACCTTCGGGCAGGTGTCCATCGGCGCGTATAAGCTGGCGACCATGATTAAGGTTTCGGAGGAACTGCTCAACGACAGCGTGTTCGACATCTCCGCTTATATCGCCAAGGAGTTCGCGCGCCGGATCGGCTCCGCCGAGGAAGAAGCGTTCTTCACTGGCAATGGCAGCGGGAAGCCCTTGGGCATCCTGGCCGCCACGGGCGGCGCGGAAACCGGCGTCACCGCCGCCAGCGCCACGGCGATTGCCATGGACGAGGTGATGGATCTGTTCTACTCCTTGCGTGCTCCCTACCGGCGCGGTGCCGTGTTCCTCATGAATGACAGCACGGTAAAGGCTCTCCGGAAGCTCAAAAACGGAAACGGAGACTACATCTGGCAGCCTTCCGTCACGGCCGGCACGCCGGACACCATCCTGAACCGCCCGGTGTACACCTCTGCGTTCATGCCCGCCATCGCGGCCGGAGCCAAGTCGATCCTGTTCGGCGACCTGGGCTTCTATTGGGTGGCCGACCGCGAGGGACGCGCGTTCAAGCGCCTCAATGAATTGTACGCCGCCACCGGGCAGGTAGGCTTCCTTTCCTCCGAGCGCGTGGACGGGAAGCTCATTTTGCCCGAGGCCGTGAAAGTGCTCGCGCAAAAGAGCACCTAATGTGCCCGTCCGACATGGGGCTGCCGCGAAACCGGCAGCCCCTTCACCGACTGATCGCAAAATATGGGAGGTATCCACATGAGCGACTATCAATCAAGGAACTACACTGCCCACGGCGGGCGGGAGACTGTCATCGGTGGAAAACTGACGTTCCTGCCCGGCGCAGAGGTCGAAGGGCTGAGCGAAGCGCTTTCTATGCCCAAGCTCGAAACCCAGCCGGCCAGCCATGCGTCAACCGTCGCCGCGCTGCGCGAGGATTTCAATGCGCTGCTTGGCCGCCTCAAGGCGGCCGGCCTCATGGAAGATGAGGCGGAGGCCGAATGATCGTCTCCGTCCCTGAACTGAAAGCCCATCTCCGGGTGCAGCACGACGAGGAAGACGCGCTGCTCGCCTCGCTGATCGCCCAGGCCCAGGCCGCCGCCGAGGACTACTGCCGCGTCCCCTTTCAGGATGACGCGCCGCAAGCGGTCCGTCTGGCGGTCATCCTCATGGCCTCGCATTTCTACGAGTGCCGGGACAGCGCGGAGAAGGGCGCATACGCCACCATGATGGCGGCGTTCCGTGTGCTGCTGTACCCGCACCGTGCCATTGAACAAATGTTTTAAGGAGGACGGCCCATGCAACGCAGCATCCCGCATCCGGGCCAGCTCCGGCACATGATCGAAATCGGGCGCACGGTGAACGCCATCAACGAGAACGGCTACCCCGAGGAAATGGACGAGATTGTCTGCCGGGTATGGGCCGCCGTCGAGGACGATTCCTCCCGGCGCGCGGTGATCGAGTTTATCGGTCAGGCGGAAACCGCCGAGCGCGGGCTATGCTTCGCCATCCGCTGGCGCGGGGACATCCTGCCCGGCATGTGGGTGCTGTGGCGGGACGAAAAGCAGACCATTACGAAGCTGGGTGAGTACGACTTCAAGCGCCGGTACCTCAGGCTGACTACGGCGTCCGTCAAGGGGGTGGCTTGATGAAGCGGGTACAGGACGCGCTGAAACCCACTGGCATTCCCGCCTTCCCCGGTATGTGGAAGCCCACCGCCGCGCAGCCGACCGCGCCGGCGCAATATCTGGTGTACACCACGATGACCATCGAGGACGAGCATTGGGACGATGCCCTCCGCCGCTATCGCGTCTACGTCTACCTGAACCTCTGGAGCGACCTTGACCCGACCGACGCCATCCGGGCGGTCCGCGCTGCCCTGCGTACAGCGGCCTTCGCCATGGTGGAGGAAGACGAACGCGCCTCGCCCGACGAGGAAGCGCGCCAGTATCTCGTCGCCTGGACGTGGGTCTTTTGGTCAGAGCCTGACTCCCAGGAGGAATCCTTATGAGCCTGGAATTCAAAGGCGGCGCGGAACTGCGCGGGGACATCACGCAAATGGCCGACCTACTCCGAACAGACGAAGGCGGCAGCGCGACTACCAGCCGAATTCTCGAAACCGCCGCCCAGCCGCTTCTGGACCAGATGATCCAAAACGCCAGTACCGATCCCCGCCCGCGATCCGGCAAGCTGCGAGGCGCGCTCCGGATCAAGAAAGCGTCGAGACGGCGCGGCGCGCGGGTAACGGTCGGCGTTCATGCCGCAGAGGGCGGCGCCCCGTATGCCCAGCCCGTGGAATTCGGGCATGGCGGCCCACATCCGGCGCCACCGCACCCTTTCGTCCGCCCGGCGTTCGACGCGCGCGGCGAGGAAGCCTATGAACTTCTCAAAGATCAACTTCGAGCCGCCCTCGACAAACGGGGGCTGTAAGGGAGTGAAGCGACTAGCGGGGAGGGATTTGAAAAATCACCACCGCGTACCCTGCCTGCGCCTATGGTGCAGGCGGGGCGAAAATGATAATGGAGGGAAACGATATGCCTACGCCTACCGCAGCGCCCGCCGTGTCCAGTACGGTCGGCCTCAAGAACATGGTGCTCGCGCCGCTGACGGCCGACACCGAGGAAAGCACCACCTACGACGCCCTGCAAAGGGTGGCCGGCGCCATCGAGGCGTCCATCACACCCGAGAACACCGACCCGGACATTCAATATTACGATGACGCCGAGGGAGATGTATTGTACCCCGACCCGGAATTATCCTTCAAGACCAAGCTGGCCGACCTGCCGCTGACGATCCAGGAGATGGTTTTCTCCCACAAGATCGATGACAACGGCGTGCTGATCCGCACCGCCGCCGACAAGCCCGGCTACTTCGCGGTCGGCTTCATGTCCGAGAAGGCCAGCGGGAAGTACAGGTACGTCTGGCTCTACAAGGTGCGCGCCAAGCCGGTCACGGAGAACTACCAGACCAAAGAGGGCAAGACCATCACCCGTCAAACGGGCGAGATCGAGTGGACGGCCATCAAGCGCATCAGCGACGGCCGCTATCAGGCCGTGGCCGATGAAGGTGAGAATGGTTTCGACGCCGCGAAGGCCGCCACCTTCCTCGAAAGCGTCTATGTACCGAATTTTACCGTTGGCCCGTAACCGCAACCGGCCCGCCAGGAGCGATCCTCGGCGGGCCTTCTCATGAATTCATAAGGAGGGCATTGCCGTGATCACCTGCACCCTGCGGGACAAGAAATACAGTATTGACTTTGTGTCCGGCCGCGCGCTGCGCGAGATGGAGCCGGCCTCTCAGATGTACGCCAAGGTGGTACATCTGTCCGAGATGGCCGCGAAAGGCCAGACCATCCCCGAGGACGCGAAGTTTACCGTGGCGGATGCCATGGACACCATGATCCGCTGGTTTTGCATCCTGTTTCAAAACCAGTTCTCACCGGATGAGATTCTGGACAACTATCCGGTGGACAGGCTTATGCACGACATCGCGCTGTCGCTCATGGCGGTCCAGGCCCAGGCCACGGATGTGTTGTCTGATTTCCCTACGAAGGGGGCAACGGACCTTCCGCCAGCGGAGGAAACGACGGTGGAAGCGACGGAGGCGACGCCGACGCCGGCCCCCTGACGTTGCCCGAATACGTCTATTCCACCTACAACGCGCTGATGGAATCCGGCTGGCGTTTTCATGAAATCGACCAGATGGACATGATCGGATTCTTGAAAATCCGAGCCTGGAGCGCCCGGCGCGAGCAAAAAAAGAAAGAGCCGAAGCGGGCCTTCATCGACGAGGTGTGGCCCGGCCTGAAATAGCGCCTTCATCCGAGGGCGCTTTCATTTTGCCGGAAAGGAGGCGAATCTCTTGAGCGAAGTGCTGCGCGACCTTGTGGTGTCGCTCTCTTTGGACAGCGACAATTTCTCCCGGAATCTGACCTCAATCAACAAGCAGATTCTAGAGGCCGAGAGCCGGTTCAAGAAGGCTGCCTCCGGCGTGAGCAATTTCGAGAAATCCGCCTCCGGCGCGCGGGCCGAGCTGGATACGCTGACGCAGAAGCTCTCGCTCCAGCAAAAGGCGGTCACGCAGTACGAGCGGGCGTTGGAAGCCGCGAACAAAAAGCTGGAAACCGCCCACGCCAAGCAGGGCAAGCTCTTCACGTCGCTCAAGGAAGCCTCCGACCGGAATACCGACCTCAAGGCGAAGGTCGCCGCCGCGTCCAAACAGTATGAGGTTTTCCAACGCGAGCTGGGAGATTCCGATTCCGCCACCATCGCCGCCAAGGCCAACCTGGACGCGCTGTCACAGGAATACGCCGATTCCTCCGCCGAGGTCAAAAAGCTGGAGGGTCAGCTCGCCGCCAACACCAAGAGCCTCCAGAACAACGCCGACGCCGTAACCAAGGCGCGGACGGGCCTCAATCAGGCGCAGGCGGCGCTCAAGCAGACCGAGGCGCAGATCAAGTCCACCACCGACCGCCTCGCGCGGATGCAGTCCGCGTGGACGAAGGCCGGCGACACGCTGACCGTCTTCGGGACCAAGTGCGCGGCGGTCAGCGCCGCCCTCTCCAAGACCGGTAAGGCCATGACCACCATGATCACCACGCCTGTGCTGGCGCTGGGAGCGGCGGCCATCAAGGCGTCCGTGGATTATGAGAGCGCGTTCGCGTCCGTCCGCAAGACTGTGGATGCCACCGAAGCCGAATATGAGCGGCTGTCCGATTCCGTAAAGCAGATGAGCACGGAAGTCGCCACTTCCTCCGGCACCATCGCGGAGGTCATGGCGAACGCCGGGCAGCTCGGCATCCAGAACGACTATCTGGTGTCCTTCACCAGGACCATGATCGACCTCGGGAATTCGACGGACCTCGCGGCCGGGGAGGCCGCCACCGCCATCGCGCAGTTTGCCAACGTGACGAACATGGCGCAGACGGAGTTCTCGAATTTCGGCTCGTCGCTGGTCGATCTCGGGAACAATTTCGCCACCACCGAGAGCGCCATCATGAACATGTCCACGCGTCTGGCGGCGGCCGGCTCGCAGGTGGGTCTTTCGCAGTCGCAGATTTTGGGCTTCGCCACGGCGCTATCGTCCGTAGGTCTGGAAGCCGAAGCAGGCGGCACCGCGTTCAGCAAAGCAATGATCCAGATGCAGGTGGCCGTGGAGACCGGCAACGACAGCCTCAAGGATTTTGCGCGGGTTTCCGGGATGACGGTGCAGGGCTTCAAGGACCTGTGGAAATCCGACCCGGCCGGCGCCATCCAGGCGTTCATCGTGGGGCTTTCGCAGATGAACGAACAGGGCGTTTCCTCCATCGTCACGCTGGAGGAAATGGGCTTCTCCGAGGTGCGTTTGAGGGACACCCTCATGCGCGCCACCAACGCCACGAAGCTGTTTTCCTCCGCGCAGCAGAGGGCCAACCGCGCGTGGAAGGAAAACACTGCCCTCTCCAATGAGGCTGCGAAGCGCTACGCTACCACGGAATCCCGGCTGAAAAACCTCAAGAATACCGCCGTGCTGTTCGCGCAGCGCGTGGGTGATGACCTGAACCCTACCATTCAGAAGCTGATCGACGGCGCAAACGGATTGCTTGAGAAATTCATGTCCCTTGACGAAGGCCAGCGGATGATGATTATCAAGCTGGCCGCGCTCGCGGCGGCAGCAGGCCCGGCCATCCTCGCGTTCTCCAAGATCATCAAGGCTGTGGGTCAGGTTTCCACCGCCTTCGGAAAATTCTCCACCGCCGTTGGTGTGGCGGGCGGCGGCTGGAAGGGCTTTCTGTCGGTGATGGGCAAGTCGCCCATGGTCTGGCTGGCTGTGGCCGCCGCCGTGGTGGTCGCCACAAAAGCGCTGTACGATTACGCCACCGGCGCGAAGGAAGCCCGCGATGCGCTGGAAGGTATGAACAAGACCGCCGACGCCTGGGCGAATCATGCCACCAGCACCATTTACGACAATGAGGGCCTTTCCGCGCTTGGGCTGTCCAAAGAGGACTTTACCGGCCCGACCCGAAGCGCGAAAGCATGGAAGGAGGGCCTCGTCAAGGTCTGGTCGGATGGCAAGAAGGAAACCGCCGCCATCGTCACCGAATGGACGGATTCCTTCAAAGCGCTGAACGCCGGCATGGCGGAGAGCCTCGAAAAGCTGAAATCCGACGCGACTGCCACCGGGCATACCGATGTGGCCTCCAGCATCCAGAAGGACATCGACGCGCTGGCCGCCATGGACAGCGAAGTCGAAAAGCTGCTCAAGAAACGAAAGAACGGCACCCTCTCCAAAAAGGATAAGCTGCGGCTGGACGAACTGATCGACGCCCGCGAAGCCATTCAGGTGAAGTACAACCTCGTGCCGGATGTGGGCGGCGGGTATGACGCCATCCTCCAGCAGATCGAGATTGAAAAGGCCAAGGCCCAGGCGCGCGGCCAGAAAACCGTGGACGCCTCTGTGTACGAAACCGGCCTGAAAGCCTCCGCCGAGGGGTATTCCGCCGTGACCGGCGCGATCAACGAGCGGTACGACGCCGAATACAAGGTCATTCAGCTCATAGAGGATGAAGGCGCGCGCGCCAAAGCCCAAGCGACGCTGGACGAGCAGTACAACGCCGAGCGTAAGGCCGCCGCCCAGGAATACGCCGACGCGCTCAAAAAGATCGTCATGCCGGTGTGGGACGAGGAAGGCATCCAGAAGGCCGGCGCCGATATGGACAAGCTCATGGCGCTGTTCCGGGAGTATTCCACCATCGGCGGGGACGGGTATCAGGACCCGGCGCTGCTGACCGAGATGGAAAAGCTCACCGAGGGCATGAATCAGGACGATATTCTCTCCTACATCGGCATGTTGCAGCAGGTGCAATCCCTTCTGGATGGCGGCATGTCGGAGGGCGAAGTCCAGGCGATGTTCCCGGAGTTGGATTTCTCCAAGAATCTCGACGAACTGGCGGCGCTGGCGGACTTCGCGTCCCAGCGCTCCGGCGAGTTGGAGGGCCTCTCGAAAATCCTCAACGACATCATCCCCGAGGAAATGCAGACGCTGAGCATTGACCTCGACCTGGAGCCTGCGAAGGCGCGCTGGGCCGAATTCGCGACCAATCCCGGCGCGATCACCACCGACGCCGTGATCGGGAACTACACCCAAGGGGAAACCGCTGTGGTTCCCCAGCCCCTCGTGGACGCGCTCGTTTCTTCCTATAAAGAAATCGAGGATGGCGCGTCGAAGGTACAACTTTCCCCCAGCGACGTGGTGGCAGAAGTCACCTCGTACTTGCAGGCGGAGGGATACGACATCTCCGCGCTCAAACCGGAACAGGTGAAGGCCCTCGTGGACGCCTATTCCGAGGCTACCGGCTGCGACAAATCTGCGCTCATGCAGGGTTTCACCGCGACCATCGCCGCTTACGACGATACGGGCGCTGTCAAGCCCACCCTGAGCCTCAAGGTTTCCATCACCGGGTACGACCTCGCCGCGTACAACGAGTTCGTGACCAACAACCCCGTGGAGGTCGCAGGCCGCGTCCGGCTCGGCGAGATGTACCAAAATCCCACGGATGTGCTCAACGAACCCAAGGCGAGCTTCTACATGGACGGCAAGCAGGTTCCGGTGGAGGTCGTGCCCAAGGAAAAGCTCACCGCCGATACCCTATTTGTCTACGGCGCGGACGGCACGATGCACGTCTTGATCACGCCGGAGGTACAAGGGACGGAAGAATCCGTGCAGGCGGCAGCCGACCTTCTGAAATCCACGGAGCACCAAGGCTCGCTCGGCGCGAAATGGTTCGGTGACGATACGCTTGCCGATGTCCAGCGCTTGAGTGAGTACCTGACCGGCATCAACAACGAGATGAACTCGTTTTTGAACATTGGCGGGTGGATGAACGGCTGGGACCGGAGCGCGGCGGCGGGCACGATCTCGAATTACCTGGACGCCACGGAAATCGGGAACATTCAGGCCGTGGTGAACGAGGCCATTACCGCGCTGAACAACGGCGAGACGCTGTCGGCGGACGTGATCGCCAACCTCCAGGAGATCTCCAATCTGGTCAGCCTCATGGATTCCATCGGCGTCGGCGAGAACATCCTGGCGGGCATCGCCGAGGGCATGACCACGGCCGGCACCGACACCTCGGCGGAGACGGTGGCTGCCAACCTCGAAGCGGCGCTGAATTCCGCGCTGGGCATCCAATCGCCCTCCACCCGTATGAAGCCGGTGGGCGAAAACGTCGCGGCCGGCGTCGGCGAGGGCATGAAGGGCTACGACATGACCGGAGCGGCTTCCGCCGTTGCCGCCAGCGCGACCTCCGCGCTGACCTCCGCCCTGGCCCGGCCGCAATTCGTGACCATCGGCCGGAACGCCATGCTGGGCCTGGGCCTCGGTATCCTCTCCGGGCGGGCGTTCGTGGTCGCTGCGATCCGAACCGTGGCCCGCGCCGCCGTGCTCGCCGCGAAGGCGGAGCTGAAAATCAGCTCACCCTCCGGTGTGTTCCGAGACGAGGTGGGCCGGATGGCGATCAAGGGCCTCGGCCAGGGTGCGCTGCTGGAGAGCAAAACGCAGGCCAAGGTGATCCAGAATGCCGCCCGGTACCTGACCGGCGCGGCGCAGGCCGGCGTGGGCGGCAGCTTCTCCTATGACAATCGCAGGACCTATAACCAGAACGCCACCTCTACCATCCGTGTGGAGAAGCTCTACATCCGCGACGAGCAGGACATCCGCTCGCTGGCCATTGAGATCGCCTCGCTGACCAGACGCCAGCAGCGCGGGAAGGGATTGAGGATGGCGTAAGCGTCGCCCGAAAGGCAGGCGCTATTCTTTTGCGCGGGAGGTGATACACGGATGAACGACTGGTTTGAATGGAACGGCGAACGCTGCACGGCACATGGCATCCATATCACCGAGCAGCCCAGCGTGATCCGCGCCTCGGAGCGGGCGACGTTCACCAACGTACCCGGCCGGAGCGGCTCGCTGACCACGCTGGAGGCCGACGATGTATACGACGATTTTATCCTGCCCGTGGAATGTGCCGTTGCCGACCTGAGCCGAATCTCTGAAATTGGCGGCTGGCTCAAGGGCGCGGGTACGCTGGCGCTGGCCTCCCGTCCGGGAGGCTTTTACTATGCCCGCGTCTCCAACCAGATCGAGTTCGTGAAGGTGCTGCGCAACCATCCCAACCGCACCTTCACGGTGAATTTCCGCTGCCAGCCCTTTTGGTACGTACAGGGTGTTTTGCCCATTACGCTGACAACCTCAGGCAGCGCCATTACAAACCTCGGCAACGTCTTTTCGGAGCCGGTGATCATCGTCTATGGCTCCGGCGACATCACGATCATGGTGGGGCTGTGCATCGTGGAGCTTGAGGGCATCTCCGGAAGCATCACGCTGGATACGCCGCTCATGGAGGCGTACTCCGGTACCACGTCCATGAACGACAACATGAGCGGCGATTTCCCAACGCTCGCACCGGGCATGAACGCCGTGAGCTGGTCGGGTACTGTGACCAAAATCGAGGTCCGTCCGAACTGGCGCTATCTCGGCTGAAAGGAGAATGCCGCGCATGATTTGTGCTTACCTCCCGGACTGCACCGACTTCTCCGGGAACGGCCTTGGCCCGGTCAATCCCTCGTCCTGTGCCGTAACGGAAACGCTAAACGGGGAATGGGAGCTGGAGCTTACGCATCCGCTGGACGAGCAGGGCAAGTGGCACCGGTTGGTGGAGGGCAATATCCTCCGTGCGCCTGTGCCAGCCGCCATGACGCCACAGGTCAAGCTGTACGGCACGGGCAAGATGATCTACAAGGTTTCCACCAGCCGTGATCCGCTGCGGCTTCGATCCGGGACCGGGACAAAATACAAAATCCTCGGCAGGTACAAAAAAGGTACCGAAGTCATCGTCCTGAGCACCGCCAATTCCTCGTGGTACGAGGTGTCCTGCCCGGATGGCAAACGTGGATACATGGCCTCGTCATATCTGACCTACGTGCGCACCGAGGCCACGCCGGGGCAGGCGGCAAAGGCGGTCATCGAATCCCGACAGCTACGGGACCAGCCGTTCCGCATCTACCGCGTGGTGCCGGAACTGACGAAGATCACGGTCTACGCCCGGCATGTGTTCTACGATTTGCTCGACAACATGATAAAGAGCTACAAGCCCGCCGTATCCACGGCGGGCTCCGTCGTGGCTCAAAACATATATTCAAAATGCCTGACCGAGCACGACTTCACCTTCTATTCCGATCTCACCTCCACCGCCGACGAGGTGGAATTTGAGAACGTCAACCCCGTGGACGCGATCCTGGGTGAAGGCGGCCTCGCGGAGAAGTACGGTGCGGAATTGGCGCGGGACTGGTACGACGTTTTTCTGGTCCAACGGGTCGGCACTGATACTGATGTGCAAATCCGCGAAGGCAAGAACCTGCTGGGAATCTCCTACGACGTGGACATCACCGATGTGGTCACGCGGATCATGCCCACCGGTGAAACCAAGGACGGCGAGGTCCTCTACCTGGACGAGCTGTTCAGGGACAGCCCGCACATCGGCGACTATCCGCATCCGAAGTGGATTCATCTGGCGGTATCGGAGGCCAAGGTTTCCAAGGACCTGACCACGGCCCAAGCCAAGACAAAAATGCGGGCGGCCGTTCAGGCCGAGTACGACAAGGGATGCGACCTGCCGGCCGTGACGCTCAAGGTTGACTTCATCAACTGCGCGGAAACGGAGGAATATCGTCAGTACAAGGCGCTCCAGAACATCTTCCTGGGCGACGCCGTCCGGGTCATCGCACGGCGCATCGGCGTCGCGGTATCCATGCGGCTGACGCAGTACACCTACGACTGCCTGACGCGCAAGTATACCGCCATGACCCTGGGCACCGTGGCGGATACGGTTGAGGGGAACATCATTTCCTCCCGCCAGTTGGCGTCCGGAAGCATTCCCGGCGCAAAGCTGACGCTGAACAGCGTCGGCGCCGGCCAGCTTCAAAACGGCTCGGTGGGCAGCCTGCACATCGGGCTGGCGGCAATTCAGTCGGCGCACATCCAGGACGCCGCCATCATCAACGCGCTCATTGAGGACGCGGCAATCACCAGGGCGAAGATCGCCCAGGCGACCATCGGCGAGCTGAACGCCGATGCTATCACGGCGGTTTCCGCCCGGATTCAGGAGCTTGTGGCCGGCGGCGTCACGACGGACGAGTTGTACGCCGCGCTGGCGACCATCGCCCTCGCACAGATCACCACCGCCAATATCGAGAACGCACACATCTCCTGGGCTGAGATCGGCACCCTGGCTGCCGAGATGGCGAATATCGCCGTGGCGCAGATCACCACCGTGAACATCAATCAAGCATCCATCGATTGGGCGAACATCGTCAGCCTGAATACGGCCGTGGCGAACATCGCTCTGGCGCAGATCACCTCCGCAAATCTGGAGAGCGCACACATCGAATGGGCAAACATCGCGGACCTGAACGCCGCCGTCGCCCACATCGCCGTGGCGCAGCTCACCACCGCGCACCTGCACGAGGCGGAGATTGATTGGGCAGGCATCACGGAGCTGAACGCCGCCATCGCGGACATCACCAGCGCCAGCATTGAAACCGCCGACATCAGTTGGGCGAACATCAAGGACCTGACCACCGGGACGGCGATCATCGAGCGTGGTATCAACGGAAAGCTGTATGTCGCCGATCTCGCCGTCACCGAGGGCAATATCGCCTCCCTCACCGTTGGCGAGCTGATCGTGAAGGGTGCGGACGGCAGCTTTTACGCCGTTTCGGTCGATGAGGCCGGCGTTGTCACGACCACCAAAAAGGAAGTGACGGGCAGCGACATCGCCGACGCCAGCCTGCCGGGCGGGAAGCTGCTGGAGGATGCCATCACCGCGCGCGAGTTGAACGTGCAGAGCATTTTCGCGGACGAAGCGCTCATTCGCGCCATCAAAGCCGCTAACCTTGACGTGGATGATCTGTTTACGCATACGGCCTTCATCGCCAGGCTCCAGGCGGTGGACATCACCGGCAACGAAGTATTGCGCCTGTACGTGGAGGGTGAGGTGTCCGCCGCGAAGGATGAGGCGCTGGATGCCGTGGGTGAAGCGGTGGCGCAGATCACCCTGACCGCCGACGCCATCCGCAGCGAGGTCCAGCGGGATTACGCCACGACCGACGAAATGACGCAGGTGAACGAAACGTTGTCTACGCTGGCCGAGCAGACGGAGAACAATTTCACCTGGGCGGTCAGCAAGGTGACGGAAATCGAACAGGACATGGCGGAGGGGCAGGAAGCCACCGACGAGCAGATTGCGCTCATCAAAACCTATATGACCTTTGGGGATGACGGCCTGATCATCGGCAAGAGCGGCAACCCCATCACCATCCGGGTGGTCAATGACCGGGTGGCCTTCTATATGAACAACACCCAGGTCGCCTACCTGTCCAATAACAAGCTCTATGTGACCCAGGCGGAAATCCTCACGCGGCTGCAGATCGGCAAATTCGCGTATGAACCGCAGGCAAACGGCAATCTGTCCGTCATCTACACCGGATAAGGGGGCGTGACCATGGCAACGACCTTGAGCTTTTCCGCGTCCATGCGCACGCGGAAGACGAACTCGGCGAGCAACTACAAAAGCTCCGCCGCGTCCCAGGAGTTCTATACAAACGACTATAATTTTGTGGGCATCGTCCACTTCTCGGGCCTCTCGCTTTTGAACAAGGTGATCACCGGGATCTCGCTGCGCGTGACCTCTGCTGAGGCCGGGTTTGGCGCGGGCACCACCAAGACGGTGTACGTGCGGAAATCCAAGTATCAGGCGGCGTCACAGTCGGGCGTGACGGGCGGCGGCTACTACGGCGACGCGCTGGGCACATTCGACGGCAGTTTCTACGGCAACACCACCAGCTATAACCTGACCGGCTCGCTGTTTGACAACCTCGCTGCCTACTTCCAGGCGGGGAACAACACCATCTGCTTGTTCAATCCCTCCCCGCAGTCGAGCAGTCAGGGCTACGCCCGAAACTACCTGCAATGGACGGCGGCGACGCTCACCGTCACCTATGAGGAAGGGATCAGCCAGCCCAGCACGTCGGCAACGACGGTCGATATGGGTACCGCCGTGACGATCAACACCAACCGTCAGAGCGGTTCCGCCACCCATACGATTCTGTACGCTTTCGGCGGCGCCTCCGGCACCATCGCCACGGATATTGGTGATTCGGTGGCATGGACGCCGCCCATAACGCTGGCCGCGCAGATTCCCTCCGCCGTCTCGGGCCTGTGCACGATCACCTGTCAGACCTACTATTCCGGCGTGCTCACCGGCACCAAGACCTGCACGATCACGCTGAACGTTCCCGGCTCGGTCGTACCGGTCATATCCGGCTTGAACTATTCCGAGGCTGTGGCGGGCATCGCGGCGCAGTTCGCCGGCTACGTGCAGAACAAGAGCAAGCTCGCGGTTTCCATCACCGCCGCTGGGGCGCAAGGCAGTTCCATCACGGCGTACCGCGCCACGCTGGGCGGCAGCACCTATACGACTGCCTCGTTTACCACCAACCTTCTGTCCGTCGCAGGGGACAATACGCTTTCGGTGACGGTGACGGATTCCCGTGGACGAACAGCCACCACTACCCGGACGATTACGGTGCTGACGTACTCCCCACCGTCGTTGTCGCTGTTCAAGGCTGAGCGCTGCAACACGGCCGGAACAGCGCCACAGACAGACGGCACCAGGGTGCGGATTTCCGCGACCGCCAGCGCATCCTCAGTCAACGCCAAGAACACCATGAGCTGCATTGTGTACTATAAGCTGTCCGCCGCCTCCACATGGGCGCAGGCCACGACGATCACCCCCAGCAATTACGCGATTGCCTCGGTGAACCTGCTCTTATCGCAGACCTTTGACGCCTTGTCCAGCTTCGACCTGATGATCCGCATCACGGATTTCTTCCACGCCGTGGAGCAGGCCGTGAGCATCGGCACCAAGCAGGTCATGATGGATTTCTACCGGAACGGCACCGGTATTGCTTTCGGCAAGGTAGCCGAGACTGCGGGCGCCGTGGAATTCGGCTGGCCATTGATTCTGGAAGCGCCGCTGGGCGTTCCCCAGGGCGGCACGGGCGCGGCAGGCGGACCGGCAGCGTGCGACAATCTCGGCGCGGTGAAAAAAGCGGGCGACACCATGACGGGCAACCTCTCCATTCAAAGCTCGCTGTACCCGTCCGTCTACCTGCTGCCCACCTACAACGGCACGACCAACCGCACCGTGTTCGAAGGCAGTTATGTTGGCGCAAGCTCATTTGCCGCATGGGAGGACAGCACGGGAAACAATCGGCGGATGCTTGAGGTACGGACGGCCGCCTACGCGCCCAGCATGGACAACGCCGTCCTCCTGCGCACGGCGGTTGGCGGCACGTTCTATGCTTTTCGTCTGTTCCATGCAGGTATGGCAACGCCCGTCCCGGTGGGAAACGGCGGCACCGGCGCATCCGCCCCGAAGGCGGCGCTCAACAACCTGGGCATTTTCTATGCCGCTACGTTGCCGGCGAGCGGCACGGACGGCCAGATATGCCTCGTTCCGGTAGGATAAGGGGAAGGCTACATGAGCACTTTTACCGCCACCGCCAGCAGTGCCTCTACCATTGGTTACGCGCAGTATGGCAGCACAACCTGGAATACCGGCACCTCAAACGGCGCGAGCCAGGGTGCGTATCAGGCTACTACATCGTCAGGTTCCCGCGTTGGCGTTATGGTGTTCTCCGGTGCAGGCGCGGCATTGAACGGCAAGATCATCACTCAAATCACTCTCAGAATCACATGCTCCGCCGCTGGCTCATCCGCCAGCAATAAGGTGCTGTCCTTCCGTAAGGCCAACTATCAAACCCTGCAAACGGGCATTTCGGGTTCCGCTCAGGTGGGTACGGTGCTGGGCACGCTGACAGGCACCTTCTACGACAATACCGTCACCCATACGCTGAACGCCACCACCAACGCCGCTCTGTTTGAGGCGATCCGGGCTTACCTCATCGCCGGCAACAGCGCATTGGTGCTCTACAATGGCGAGACATCCACCGCCTCGGGCTACTCCACCAACTACGCCCGCGTGACCACATGCATCATCACAGTGACGTATGTGGACGCGACGGTCTGGTACTTTAGCGGTACCGCCTGGACGCAATGCGCCGTGTGGTATTGCCTCAACGGGACATGGGTCCAATGCGTGCCCTGGTACAACTCAGGGGGCACATGGATTCGCGTCTGATGTTCCAATTTCAAGCCGTCCGATGCCGGACGGCTTTTCATATACACAGAAATTCATGGGAGGGATTCATCATGAAAGAAACCTTGGGAACCGGCCTGACCGCCATTGGCGCGGGTATCGTGACCACGCTGTTGGGCGGCTGGGACCGGGCGCTGGAGATTCTGCTGATCGTCATCGTCCTGGACTACTTGACCGGCGTGGCGTCGGCGTTCAAAAGCAAGACAGTCAGCTCCAGCGAGGGTTTTATGGGACTGGTCAAGAAGGCGAGCATTTTCCTCATCGTCATTCTGGCAGCGCAGATCGACCGGATCACCGGCAACACAGCGGCTATCTTTCGAACCTGCACGGCCTTCTTCTTCATCGCCAACGACGCCTTATCCATTCTGGAGAATGTCGGCGAAATGGGCGTGAAGCTGCCCGCGTTCCTCAAGAACGCGCTGATCAAGCTGCGTGACGAGAACGACTTGCCGCCCGAACTTGGTGGCGGCAGTGATACCGAAAACAAGAACAAGACCGACCAGGGCGACGGCAAGTAAGCCGCCGCCCATTTTATAAGGAGGGAAACCCATGGCTACGGAAACCAATCGCGCCTTGATCCCGCTCACAGGTGAGCACTTCGCCGCATGGTGCCTCAAGATGGTCGGCCAGCCCTATTGGTACGGGACCTGCGTGTACAAATGCACGGAGAGCCTCCGTTCCCGCAAGGCCGGGCAATATCCGTCCCACTACGGTTCGTCCCGCACCAGCCGATACCGGCAGGACATCGCCGCGAAGAAGGTGTGCGCCGACTGCATCGGCGGAGCAAAAGGGTATGCCTGGACCAATGGTGGTGTGGGCGTGCTGGAGAGCATCGGCACCGACAAGACGTTTACCAGCAAGACCGGCGCCAACGGCTGTCCGGACCGCAGCGCCAACGGCATGTTCACCTACGCCAAGTCAAAGGGTATGGAGTGGGGAAAGATCGGGACGCTGCCGGAGATCGTCGGCCTCGCGCTCTGGAAGGATGGGCATGTGGGCTACTACGTCGGCAACGGCTACGCGGTCGAGTGGAAGGGCTACGCCTACGGCTGCGTCAAGACCAAGGTTGCGGGCCGGGGCTGGCAGAACTGGTACAAGCTCCCCTTCATCAAGTACGGGGAAGTGACGGTGCCAGAGAAGCCGGAAACGCCGGGCAATGGCGATGCGCCCAAGTACGACTTTGGGACGCGCCTGCTGCGTTACCGCAAGGGCCATACGATGCTCAAGGGCGACGATGTGCTGTCGGTCCAGGCGCGTCTGATCGAACTCGGCTTCGACCCCGGCAAGGCGGACGGTGCATATGGCCCGAAATCCACCGCTGCCGTGACCGCGTTCCAAGCCGCTCGTAAGATTGAGGCGGACGGCATTGTCGGCCCGATCACCCGCGCGGAGCTTGGGAGATAGAACGCACCTTCATGAAAAAGCTCGGCGTTTAAAGTAAAATCGCCGAGCTTTTTCTGCATCAGACAGAAAGCGAAAAGCCTTGTCTTTTAGGGCGATAAAGCGGAAACTGGCTCTGGATAATGCGAAATTTCTAAGGGGAGGAACCATTTCATGAAACAGGCTCTTGTTTACGCAAGGTGTGCCGGCCCTTCCGACAATGCAATCCACCTCCAGCAGAGCGCGTGCCAAACCTTCGCGGAACAAAACGGATTCTCCGTTTCGGACGTCATCGTCGAAAGCGGCGTGGCAGGCCGCGTCAACGGCCAGCGAGACGGCCTTAATCTGTTGCTCAGAATGGCAAGCGCGCACCGATTTGATGCTTTGGTCCTGAGTTCCATCAACCGCATTTCTCGCAACCTCCATGAAGCCTTCGCCTTTCTGGATGCGGTCGCCGAGTGTGGCGTCGAGATATGGAGCGTACAAGAAGGCAATTATACCGAGTGGCGCACCGGCTATGTGGCGCAGATACAGAAAATCTTCGCGGATTTCCTGCGGGAAGGCGCGGAAGATGCGAAGATGCAAGCGATAGGAGAGTAACTTGCTCAGGGCACGACCACCGGGCACCAATGGCCGCAGGCATTCAATACGCCTGCGGCGCTTTTTCATAAGCAGCATGATTACACGAATTCATTGAAACAAAACTTCACGAAGTCAATGCGCAAAGCACCAACAACATTCCGGCCTTGTGCCGTATTTGGAGGCGCGTATGACTTCCCAAGAAAAAGCCCGTCTGTTTGAAATGCGACAGGCGGGTATGAGCTTTGCTCAGATTTCCGCCGACCTCGGCTTATCGAAAAATACCCTCAAATCCTTCTTCCGGCGTGCGGACACGACCAAAGAAGCTGCGACCACCGCCTGTGCCCGCTGTGGCGATCCCATAGCGATCAAAGGAAAGCGGCGGTTTTGCTCAGACGGCTGCCGTTACGCCTGGAGCTATTCCCACCGTATCCTAAGCGTTCACAATGCGGTCGAGAAGAAATGTGCGTGCTGCGGTGAACGCTTTTTCAGCTACGCGTCCAGCTACCGCAAATACTGCTCCCGGGCCTGCTATCTCGCAGACCGCTATGGCAAGGAGGGTTGTCATGACGGACATGCAGTATAGGCAGAATCAGCGATACCTGGCGGCCATCTCCGTGGCCAGCGATATGCTTCGTTGCGGCCTCATTGACGAAGCGGATTTCTCGGCACTTGAGACAAAGTTCGCCGCGAAATTTCAGCCTCTCTTTCGCTATGAAAAGCCTTGTCTTTCCGCGACCCTTCCTATAAGACAGACAGACGATGGGAGGGGTTGACAATGGCCCGAATCATACGGAAAATGAACCCGGTACTGCCGCTGCCGCCACGGATGCTGAATGTCGCGGCCTATGCGCGGGTATCGCTGGACAAGGATTCCATGCTGCACTCGCTGTCCGCGCAGGTAAGCTATTACAGCGACCGCATTCAGAAGAACCCCGGCTGGCGGTACGCGGGCGTGTATGCGGACAAAGCGCTCACCGGTACCAAGGCCGAGCGCCCGGAATTCCAGCGGCTGCTGGCCGACTGCCGGGCCGGGAAGATCGACATGGTGATTACCAAGAGCATCAGCCGGTTTGCCCGCAATACGGTGACGCTGCTGGAAACGGTTCGTGAATTGAAAGCGCTGGGCGTGGACGTCTACTTTGAAGAACAGAATATCCACTCCATGAGCGGGGATGGCGAGCTGATGCTTACCATCCTCGCTTCCTATGCGCAGGAAGAAAGCCGCTCGGTATCTGAAAACTGCACATGGCGCATTCGCAAGAAATTCGAGGCGGGCATTCCAACGACCGTGCAGATTCTCGGATACAAAGTCCATCGGGGTACTTTCACGATCATCCCGGAGGAAGCGGACATCGTCCGAATGATCTTCGTGGACTATCTTGGCGGCATGGGACGTAACGCAATTTACCGGAAAATCGTTGCGCTGGACATTCCCACAAAGACCGGGCGGAATTGGTGCGAAGCCACCATTGACGAAATCCTCCGAAACGAGAAGTATGTCGGCGACCTGCTGTTGCAGAAATACTTCCGCGAAGATCATCTGGCCAAGAAAGACCGAAGGAATCGTGGCGAGCTTCCGCAATATTATGTCCGCGATCATCACGAGGCGATCATCGCCCGCGCAGACTTCGCCCGCGTTCAGGAAATGCTCAAGGAGCGCGGCGAGTATTTCCACCCTTATGAGTATCAGCCCACGGATTACCAGTTCAAGGGGAAGCTCGTCTGCGGGAATTGCGGCAAGGCTTACAACCGCAAAACGACGCTGGGCAGGGTTTCATGGCAATGCTCCACATTCTTGCGGCTGGGCAAAGCATATTGCCACGCCAAGCAGATTCCCGAGGATACGCTGATGGAGATCACGGCTTCGGTACTCGGCCTGCGCGTGTTCGACGCGGCTGCATTCAAAAGCCGGATTCGGGAAATCCGCGTTCCGGCGTTCAACCATCTCACCTATGTGTTCGATGACGGCACCGAAGAAACGCGCGTGTGGCAGGACAAATCCCGGCGTGATAGCTGGGACGATTCTATGCGCCAGCAGGCGGCGGAGCACGCGAGAAGGAGATATGAAAAATGAGCGAGGCAAGAGCATACGCGCCCAGGGTGACGATGACGCCCGCCACACTGAACCGCTTTACGGCTATGCCGATCAACGGAACGAAGAAGCGCCGCGTGGCGGCCTATGCCCGTGTATCCACCGACAATGAAGAACAAAAGACCAGCTACGAGGCGCAGGTGGACTACTATACGCAGTACATCCACTCCAAATCCGAGTGGGAATTCGTCAAGGTTTATACCGACGAATAGACGTCTTATCCGGAACAAATTACACAACATTAAATGGCGGCATAGCTTGCACAATTTTACCATCAAGGAGCTTACCGTTAGCTTTTTTGCTTCGCTTAATCCCATCAGGTCCCCACGTCCCCCATTGTTTAAAAAAGAATGGTATGTTTCTATCATTGGCCTGGGCTTGTATTGACATAACCCATTCCGGGCTCATAGGACGTGCTTGAACGCCACTTTCACCTCCAACAATGATCCAGTTGATATCCGATAAATCAAGTCTGCCTAAGTCCTCTAGAAGAGGTTCGCAAGATAAAAAACGAACAGACGATTTTACATTTCTAAGAATGTCAATTCTTGACTTAGCCTCTACATCCTCTACTGTAACGCCTAACCAGACATTGGATGGCACAGTATTATTTCCAAAATACTCAGCCATTCTTCCGGCGCGTTTTGTAAGTATCTGATAACGATGGTGTGTGGCTTTCTGAATTGTATCCATTACTCTATCGATAAACGAAAAAGGGACAGATTCATGGAACAAGTCTGCCATTGAACAAACAAAAATCGTATGCGGAGCTTTCCAACTAATCGGCTCATCAAGAGCATCTTCGTGGACCGTCGGCAAAAAGCCATTTGAATATTTCTCGACCCCCATTGCCTTAAGCCGATTGGCCATTATCTCAGCGTAACAATGCACGCATCCCGCCGATATCTTTGTGCAACCAGTGACGGGGTTCCATGTTCTTTCTGTCCATTCAATCTTCGTTACGCTCATTTTATATCTCCAAACGTAATTCGCATTTTATCAGAAAAAGTACCTTTCTTCGGCTGCTTATCTGTTGTTGGATCTTTCGCCACAACTTTCCCTTCACCATATAGTTTCATAAGAACATCCTTATAATTCTTCTTAATGTATGGCCTATCAACACTATGCTCTTCGTACAGGCGCATAAAATCGATCGTTTTACCCGCGTACTCCGATAAAAGCATGCCGCTCAATTTTTCTAACGGCGTAGATAATAAATCAAATATAGAGCCTTGCCTGAAATGAGCATATCGTGGATTGTATTCAAATGTTGAGACGCATTCGTTATTTTCGGAACATTCCTTATGCATAATTCCTTTCATAATATCGTATCCTAGGAAGTTTTTGCTCAAGAATATTAAATGATGACTTGTTCGAGTTCCACTATCATTACGAAATCTAAACGGCAAAACAAAACGGCTCCCATTCTGACGCAACGAGTCGCATAACGCCTGCACAACAATCATTTCCCGTTCGTCTGGTGTTTTGCCGAAGCACTCTTGTTGAAGCGTGCCTAGACGCTCTTCACCAAACAAAGAAACCATATGAGTCCTTATGAGCTTGTCCCAAGCGGCGTGGAATTTGAGGAAGGAGGAACGAAGAAAAAAGGCGACAACACCGTCAGAATCTGTTATTCTATAGCTGACAACACAAGAAAACAGATAGGGAGGAATTGTCACCATGAGTATAGTATACCGCAAGAATTCCGGGAGCGTCAAGGGAGCAATTGGGTTAATTGATTACGAACTGATCGAAGCAAAGGCAAGCGAGGGATTGCTGAGAGTATCGGTCGAGATAGGACTGGAAGTAGTTCGACAGATGATGGAGACAGACGTAACCGAACTGGTTGGCAGCAAAGGGAAACACAATCCCGGGCGAACGGCGTATCGGCACGGCTGGGATGAGAGCAAGGTCGTATTGGGGAGCGAAAAAGTATCTGTAAGACGCCCGCGAGTACGCGGGACGGACGGAACAGAAATGCCGATCAAGAGTTTGGGACTATTTCAAACAGACGATCCAATGAATGACGCGATACTGTCGAGGTTGCTCAGTGGGGTGAGCACGCGAAAACTGTGCAGAACGACGGATGAACTCGTGGATGATCCTGCTTGCGTCAGCAAAAGCGAAGTGAGCCGGCGATTCAGAAGCGGCATGGAAAAGGCAATGGCTGAGTTCTTCGGGAGGCGGATCGAGGGCAGCATGCCAATCATGATGTTGGACGGTATGGGGCTTGGAGATATGACAATCGTAGCTGCGATGGGGATCGACGAGGAAGGGCACAAGCATATGCTGGGCTTGACGGAAGGCGGAACGGAAAACAGCGAGGTGGTGAGTGCGTTGTTGAACGACATGATTTTGCGGGGTTTGGACGCGCAGGAACCGCGGCTATATGTTCTTGACGGCGGGAAAGCGCTGAGCAAAGCCGTCAAAGATACGTTTGGGAAAAAGGCCGTGGTACAGCGCTGTCAGGTGCACAAGAAACGGAACGTGCTGGCGCATCTACCGAAATCGGAGCAAGAGAACGTAAGCAAGCGACTGACGATGGCATATCGGGAATTTGATTACGAGAAAGCTAATTCGAGCCTTGAACTTCTGGCGAAAGAGATGGATCTGCGTTATCCAAAGGCATCGGATAGCCTGCGTGAAGGACTGGAGGAAACGCTGACCGTGCATCGGTTGCGCGTCCCCGGCTTACTGCGAGAGACGTTATCGAGTACAAACGCGATGGAATCGGCGAATTCCGTTTGCGCCGGTGTTCTCCGCCGCGTAACCAATTTCAAGCATGGCGGGACGACGCTTCGGCATGCCGCAGCCGGGTTCATGGAGGCCGAGCGCAGCTTTCACAGAGTGAGGGGCTATAAGCAGATTCCTTCACTGAAAATGAATCTGGCTCGATTGACAGAAACTGGGGATTGGTCTATACTGGGCGTAGCTTGATGGGAGACGGGTTGCTTTGGTGTCGCCATGCCTCTTATCAAATTCCACGGAGTCTGGGACAGGCTCAGTCCTTATAGCATCATTATTGACACCCATGTTCACGCGATTATAGTTAAAGAAAAACACACAATCACATCCCCAATCTTTGATAATCGAGGACACTAAGTTGAGCGAAAGCCCTTTATACCCCCACGGATCGACAAAGAAAAATGCTGGGACGAGCTTTATTCGACTAAACATTTCAGCAATTTCGTCTCCAACCTCTTCATTATAGAACGCTGGAAGGTACTTGAGCCTTTCTATGCCGGGGAGTTGACTTATTGAAGTTTTGAGGCTCTCAATATTTGCTAGATCCTTATCATTAAACCACGTAATTATTCTTCCTGAAAGTTCAGGGCTGCTGAGGATGGTTTCTAAAACCAACAAGGGAGTGGATTTGCTCTGATCATCATATCTGCCTGGCCCTGCAAACAAATCAATATACGCCATTCTTTGGACGTGCTGAGGATACTTCTTCTGTGTGGCAAGTATTACTTTTGCCCATGCATCAAAGTACTTCGCAACAATTCTAGCCTTTATCATTGATTGTTCGCGCTGTTCCTGAAAAAAGTTGTTAGCCACACGTGTCACTCCCTTTCAAATTCCATCGACGTTTCTGGTCAGTTCCCCTTGTGCGCATTTTCTTGATACGTCATGTTGAACACCATATCGGACAGCCACTTCTTAAAGGAAGGATTGTCCTGAAACTGCTTGAACAGCTCCATGTTGTCCGACATAATGGAAAAGATCACCTGTTGCAAGGCGCACTCACTCTCCATTTGACATTCCGGTATTCAATCAGAAAATACCATCTGTTTCTAAAATATGGTCTAGCTCGTCGTTATTCTGCGCTTTCAGCACCTTGTCACGAACAGCCCCATGCGACAGATCAAGACGCTTGAAACGCGTTTTTCCTGCGGCATCCTTTCCTGTGCGAATCAACTGCACGCGTCCAATGCAAGGCTCGTTTTCGGCATACTTAGCAAAGCCCTTCGCCTTGCCGAGATTATCCTTGAATTCCGGGTTGTGTGGTTCGAGGATGTCCACGACGTAGTTCAGTTCTGGATCGCCTCGAATAATCAGGAAATCGGGATATGTGGCCTTCACTTCGCCGTTGATCTCATACGGAATGCACAGCGACCACGATACGCGAGGCGGATTCCGCAGCCAGCACACGAAGTCAGGCCGCTTTTCCTCTTCGGCGATCAGGTCATCTTCCCAACCGTTCAGTTTGATAATGGCAACTCCATTTTCGTCTGCGAACAGATGATTATCGTATTCTTTACCGTCTTTTTCATTCTTCACGCTGATTGTCTCCGGCAGGGTGAAGCTATGCTTACTGATCACATCACCGTCCGCGATGATGTCGCTGTACTGCTTCCGGCACTTTTCGGATTTACCAACGATATACTTGCGATACTTATCATTGAGACCATGGAATTTCTTCTCCGCGTAGCGGTTCATTGTGGCGATGCAGTCATCGTCTGCAGCGAAAAGGATGCAGTCGATTTTATAGGCGGAGGGATCGTCCTCGTTGAAATATTGCTGCCCATAGCAATTCGGGAAGCCATAACCGCTCATCCGGGCATCTGCAGCGCGAAGCTGACGATCCAGATCGCTCTCGGAGGCAGCCAAGAAGCCCTGCGCCATACCGTTGTCCAGAGATTCGCCGAACACGTCAAAAACGCGAACAGATAGCTTGAAGGACAGCACCTGACTGGCTAATTCTTTATACTTTCCCGTATAACGCAGCTCCTCTGCGTAATGGCGGATCATATCCACAACATCGGCCTTAACCTCATCAGTCGCAGCCGGGAAGATGGCTTCGCGCGTCAGCAGACTGGCAAGGTTCAGTAGGGACTTCATATAGTTATTGATCTTTACTGAGCGCACCATATATGTCAGCAGGGATTGATCGTTGATGAACTTCGTAATCGCTTCCCGGTCGATGCCTGCACCCGCCATGCGCGTCTGAACACCGGCAGGAGATGTTTCTGTGCGCGCGGAGGTGGGCTTGACGGGAACTGTCAGAGTCGGCTCGGTCTGCGGATGCACAGGATTAGGCACATACGGTTCCTCTGTATGGTGAACCGGCGCATCTCCTGACAGCCTGTTTTGTCCTAGCTGTGTGGCGGGCTGAATAGGCGTCACAGCACAAGTTGTCAAGTTGGAGAAACTAATCTGACCAGGAACCTGTTGCGCTTCCCTGTGGTGCTGCGTATGCACTGTCCACGACACATACACCTGCTGTTCCAGCGATTCCCCATCGATTACAGTCGGAATATCGCCACCTTCAGTGCTTTGCAGCTCATCAATGACGGACTTTACCGTATTCTGGTTGAAATACGGTAGGTACAACCGCACATCGTTCAGCGAATCATCAACGAGGATATGGCATTGCAGCGGAGTGCGCACCATGCGCCCAAGAAGCTGCGCAATATAGGTGGCATCCTCTGCATGACGGAAGGACATCATCGTTTCGGCACGAGGGCAATCCCAGCCCGTGGAGAGGTTCTCCTTGAACAGCACCACACGGATGCGCTTGTCCTCGGAAATCTCAGAAGGCTCGATGCGCTCCACCTGCAAACCGTTGATGGTCAGCGCAGGCGTAGAGCCAAAGGTGTGCACCACTTCATGTTCGCGGAAGCGTGTGCCGAGGCGCTCCTCGACCTTTGCAATGACATCAAGTTTCGTGTCGGACACAGCTTTGCCGCTGCCTGCAAGCACCTGAATCAGGAAGATAGGGTTCACCTGCGCATAGTGTTGTTCATAGGAATACTGATACCAATGCTCGCACTTCTTGCGCCATTCGTCCGTGGCCGCCTGCAAGAGCGCCATTTCGTTGTTCCGCTGCGGATCGTCCGGGTAGGTGATGACGATGCGATCCTTCAGCAAGCCGGAAGTGCGCACATCATTTGCCGAGACGATGCACTTCTGTAGGGTGGAGGTGGTGTCGCCGACCAGCTTGTTGAAGCGCTCCGCCGTAGCACTGATGCCAATAACCACGGGCATGGGTGGCAGCTTCACTTCCGGGCTTCCCTTTAGAAAGCGCTGCATGATGGAGGTGGCCTTCCCGGCCTCGCGTCCTTGTGCGCCACGATGCGCTTCATCGATGAGGAAATAGAGCCGGTCGCTCTTTTCCCGTACGGTGTTTGCTAGCGTTTCCCAGATAGTGTACTGCCGGGTGTCGGAGTGCTTTCCCAGATTCCCAGCCTTGCCGAGCTTCTGCGTGTTGAGGAAGTAAATATGCCCGTCATCCAGCATCTCCATGTCGAAGGACTCGTCCTCAATGGTGACACACTGCCCAAAGCGAATCTTATCCGCCTTCAGGTCGAATTTCTGCTTTGACTGTGCATTAAGCTCAGGAGAATCTGACAACCAGACGAAAATTGCCTCTGGCTGCTCGGTAAACTGCTCGGTTCCGAAGTATATGTCCTCTACGAGCGCAGCCATGATAATGGTTTTGCCGGAGCCGGTCGGCGCCTGCAGAGAAACCACCTGCGGAATGTGAGTGCGATGATAGCTGCCCAGTGCTTCTGCAAGTTTTATGCGCAGGTCGGTAACTGCCTTTTTCTGAAATGGAAATAATTCAACCCTCATTGTCAGTTCCTCCCTGTATTGATTCTAAAATTATCAAAGTAATCGCGATAAAGCTGGAAGGTGTGCGGCGCATTCAGGTTTTTCGCCATGGCGCAGTATCCGGCTTCATAATCGGTGACAATGTACACCGTTTGGATTTCGGGGAGAGCATTGACCTGTTCCGCAAAATCGCTGAAGGCGGATTCCACCGTCAGTACGGCAAAGCGGTTTTCAGGCAACACCAGCATGGTGGGCGTTTCTCTATCTTCCAGCGTGGGGCATGCCCCGTGCGCACCGGCTTTCATCCACAGCGTCGGCAGCATCTCCTTGAACTGACGACCCAGTGCAATACTGGTCTTGTTCAAGAAGCTCAGCTTGAAGAAGGCAGCGTTCGCCTTGAAGCCGTCCGCCATGGGAATCTCGCTGCCGATGTATTCGCCCTTGAGCGGCTGACCGTTCACATCATGGCCTACGATGGAACAGACTGTGCGAGGCCATGTGACGTAACGAGCAATGCCGAGTCTTTCCCATTCGGGATCGCCGGGGTGATAGCCCTGTGCCGTCAGCGACTTGGCTTCATTGTCGGACACCTCGTTGTTTGTCACCATGATGCATCGACGATGCCCGCCGTCCTCGGCATTGAGAAGGTTGACGGCATGAAGGGTTGTGCCAGAACCGGCAAAAAAGTCGATGATTAATGCACACGGTTTTTCTTTTACAAAAAAACGAATTGCATCTTCCACTGCATACAAAGACTTCGGAAAGGCAAACCGTCTACCCGGTATCAATGAGCCAATTATGTTGGTTCCATATGCGCCAGCTTCATGAGCCGTCATGTTCCACTGGGTTTTAGGCGCTGTTGTTTTTGAATCGTCTACATAAACAACTTCCAGAGAACCATTGGCATCTCGCCCAAT